CGGCTGGCACCCGTCGTATGTATCAATCGGCCACGACTGGTCGCCTGATGCAAACCTCGGCTGCTGGTAAGAACGTCCTTGGTTTGGCTTCTGCTAACCTGACGACCGTGACTGCCACGACCTCCACCGTGGTTTGCTCCATGAACCGTCCGCATCTGCAAGGCCCGATCACCTAGTATGCCCTGCGCCCCCCTTCGGGGGGGCGTAGACTTCCGTTGCGAGGAATCATGTTAAATGTCGTCTGCGTTAACGCGGGAAACTATCTTGGGCGCGGCGTCGAGTACGTCCGCATCCTGAACGATATGGTGCGCCGCAACTTGCTTGAGGGCTACCCCGGCAAGTTCATTGTCTTCACCGACGAAGACGGAGATTACGGCCCCAACGTAGAAGTGCGCCCCGTGCCCGTTCCCGGCATCCAAGGCTGGTGGAACAAACTTGCGCTGTTCAAGGCTGGCGTTTTCGCGGACGGTGAGCGTGTGCTGTATCTGGACCTCGATACGGTCATCACAGGGCGTCTGGACGCGGTCGCTAACTATTCCGGGGACTTCGCCATCCTGCGGGACTTCTACCGCGCCCACGGCCTCCAGTCGTCTGTTATGGCGTGGCGTGTGACGCCCAAGACGCAAGACATCTGGATGTACTGGGTGCGCTCTCAGATGCCCCAAATCATAGGCGGCGACCAAGCGTGGATTGAAACCGCTTACACCGGCAAACCCGACATCTGGCAAACCATTCTGCCCGACTCCTTTGTTAGCTACAAAGTTTCTGGCGGCGCTGCGCCCGACAAGGCGTCGGTTGTGGTGTTCCACGGCAACCCGCGTCCGCACGAGGTTCCTACCGGCTGGGTTCCTGCGGTGTGGAAAGAGGGCGGCATCACCCGCGTCGAGCTTGATGCGGTGTGCAATACCGACAAGCAGCAAATCCACGACAACATCATGGGCGCTTGCGATCGCGACCTTCCGTGGTTTGATTTTGACTGGAAGCACCACGACCGTCAGGTTTGCATCGTCGGGGGCGGGCCGTCCCTAAAGGGCGAGTTGAACGTCTTGAGGCGTCGGCAAAGCATAGGGCAGGAAGTATGGGCGCTGAATGGCGCGGCGAATTACCTTATGAGCCAAGGCATCACTCCAGACGCGCACGTTATCCTAGACGCCCGCCCCGAAAACGCAGCGTTCGTTTCAAAGCCGCAGCCGCATATCCGCTATTATATCGGCTCACAATGCGACCCGGCGATATTTGACTTGCTGGACGGCCAACAGGTTACGCTGTTTCATTGTCAGTCTGAGGGCGTTGAGGGGCTTCTAAGGGATGAAGTCGAGCGCCCCGTGCATCTTCTGGGCGCAGGAACCACGGTGGCCCTGAAGGCCATGCTACTCGCGGAGCTTGGCGGTTGCCGCACCCTGCACCTGTTCGGCGTTGATAGCTGCTACACTGGCGACGACCACCATGCTTACCAGCAGTCATGGAACAATAGCGAGCCTGTGATGGACGTACTTTACGGAGAGCGCACATTCAAATGCGCCCCGTGGATGGCGGGTCAGGCGCAGGATTTCATTGAATACGCCCAACGGTACACCGGCATCATCACGGTTGCGGGTGACGGCCTGCTGGCGCACATCGCCCGTGAGGGCTTGCCAGAGAACGCCGTAGACGAAAGGGCGCGTGAAATACTCTCTCGGCTACCAGAAGGCAACATTACCGGCGCAGAAATTGGCGTATTTGCCGGATCGCTGTCTGAACGCCTGCTGGCATCAAGGCCGGATATGACGCTGCACATGATCGACTCATGGGGCGACTATGAGCCAAGCCTTGAGGAATCGGGCGATTACCATGCGACCTTGAGCGACGAGTCGCAAGAAAGTTATTTCCGCATGACGCAGAGCGCGGTAGCGCCATTTGCAAACCGCGCTATCATTCACCGCAAGAAGTCTGTGGCCGCAGCGGCGGACGTTGAGGATGGCCTAGACTTCGTATTCATTGATGCTGACCACAGCTACGAAGGCTGTTATTCTGACATCGAAGCGTGGTCTGGCAAGGTCCGCGCTGGTGGCTTACTATGCGGCCACGATTATGATAATGTTGACTATCCCCAATGGGGCGTGAAACGTGCCGTGGACGAGTATGTTGCGGCAAATGGGCTACAACTAGACCTCGGTGACAACTTCACATGGTTTGTTAGGACAAAAGGACACTAGCATGGCAATCCCCTCTCGCGTTCTGGCTTCGGGCAATTCCCCGCTCGCCTCTATTTCGATCAACGGCGACGGGGCTGTTGGCCTTGTTGCTGTCGGCTCCACGGCGGCTACCGCTTTGCAGCTTTCGGCGGTATGGAACACCATCACCACCTCGGCGGCTTCGACCGGCGTAAAGCTCCAACCCACGGAAGCTGGCGCGGTTGTCGGCATCCGCAACGATAGCGGTCAGACCGTCACGGTTTACCCGTTCGACACCTCCTCGACCATTAACGCGGGCGCAACTAGCCTTACGATTGCCACCGCCAAGACTGTGCTTCTTTTTGCGCCCAGTGCTACCACTTGGGCGTCAATCACCACCGCATAAGGGACACCTCTATGGATTCGGACATCGCCAACGCCGATTCGCACCTACACGTTGAGTTCTATGAGTTCGACAAAGCGCCCCACAAGGGCGAGAGCTTCATTCGGATTATGGTTCCGGGTGACAAAACTAACATCGTTGAGACTCCGGTGCGGGAACACCATAAAGAACGGTTCCCGCGCCAGTGGCTTTACTATCAGATGCAGAACAACCAGAATGTTGTAATCGGTATGCCGCTCGTTGAGTGGCACAAAGAGCGTCCTGAAGACATCAGCGAGGTTCAACTGGCCGAATTGCAGATTCTCAAGTTCCAGACCGTTGACCAAGTGGCGACGGCTACAGACGCGCAAATGCAGCGTGTTGGCATGGGTGCCGTGGCAATGAGAGAACGCGCCAAAGCGTTCCTGTCAGCCAAGGGCCTGTCTCAGCACACTGACGAACTTTCCAAAACGCGGCTGGAGCTTGACGCGCTGAAAGAACAACTCAGCATCCTCATGGAGGAGCGCAAGCCGCTCCGTGGGCGTCCAAGGAAAGAAGTGACTGATGTCGAGCACGATGCTTCAACTGGTGCAGCAAGTTACGAATGAACTGGGCGTACCTACCCCAGTCAGCGTAGCTGGCAACACCAATCAGGACGTAATTCAAATTCTGGCGCTAATGAACGCCAGCGGTTACGAACTGCTGCGTAAGGCAGATTGGCGCGAACTGACTCAGCCTCATTCATTCTTCACTGAGTACACGACGACCACGGGCACTTACAGCACGACATCACTCGTCATAACCGACATCCCCTCGACCGCTAGTTTGGATACGACCTACATGGTCGTGGGGACCGGCTTTCCTAACGCCACCTTCATCACCAGCGTGGATTCGTCTACGCAAGTCACGGTGTCTCAGTACTCCACTGAGGCTGAGACTGCTGGCACAATCTATTTCCAGAAGGTCAAATACGACCTACCGGACGACTATGACGCCATCGTCCCGCGCACCCAATGGGACAAATCAAAGCACTGGGAAATGCTCGGCCCCGAAAGCGCCCAGCAATGGGAATGGCTGCTGTCGGGCTATATCAGCACCGGCCCGCGCATCCGCTGGCGGCTTTACGGCGGCTATTTCCAAATCTGGCCCGGTAACTCCACGGCTGAGTATCTGGGCTTTGAGTACCGCAGCAAGGGTTGGGCTAGGAGCGCGGCTGGCGCTATCAAGAACAGCTTCACGGTAGACACCGATACCTGTATCTACCCCGACCGCGTTATGGTCCTCTCGACCAAGCTGAAGTACTTCCAAGCCAAGGGATTTGACACCACCGCGCTCTACCGCGATTACCTCACTGAGTTTGACACATCGGTGGCTCAGGACACATCGGCGGCGAACCTGTCATTTGCTCCCCGCCCCGGCAACGTCCTGATTGGCTACGACAACATTCCTGACAGCGGCTATGGCCGTTAGGGGCCTCGTTCAGGGCGCTGCGGCCCAAGTACAGTCCCTGCCCGCCCCTGTGGGCGGCTGGAACGCCCGCGACAGCTTTGCGAACATGGAAGCGACTGACGCGGTAACACTAACCAATATGTTCCCGACCGTCAGTAACGTCGTCTTGCGTGGCGGCTACTCGGAACACGCCACCGGCCTAGACGGCGAAGTTCAGACGCTGATGGCCTATTCGTATGGCGGGTCCACCAAGCTCTACGCCATCACATCAGCGGGTAAACTCTACGATGTCACAACGGCGGGCGCGGTTGGCGCTGCTGCGGTCAGCGGCCTGACCAATGGCATCTGGGAATATATCAACGTCACCAACACCGCTGGCACATCCTACCTGTATGCCGTCAACGGTGTGGACAAGCCGATCCTGTGGGACGGCACGACTTGGTTGCGTGTGGACGCGGTTTCGACCGTCGCCATTACAGGCGTGACCACAACGACACTCGCCAACATCTGCTTGTTCAAAAACCGCGTTTGGTTCTTTCAGAAAAACACGCTGGTGGCGTGGTATCTGCCGACCAACGCGGTCGGCGGCGCGGCGCAGAAGGTGGACCTGAGCGCGGTGGCGCGGTTCGGTGGTCACCTTGTCGATCTGGACACATGGACACTGGATGCCGGTTATGGTGTTGACGACAACCTAGCCTTCATCACCAGCACGGGCGAGGTCATCGTCTACAGCGGCACCGACCCGGCCAGCGCCGCCACATGGGCGCTGATCGGCGTCTGGAAGCTCGGCTCTCCCATAGGCACCCGCTGTATGCTTAAGTGGGGCGGCGACCTCCTGATCCTTACCTATGACGGCCTGATGCCTATGGCGGGGTCGCTACAGTCGTCACGCCTAGACCCGCGCGTAGCCCTGTCTAACAAGATTCAGGGAGCCATTACGGCGGCGACCACTAGCTATGGCGGCGACCATGCGGCTGTTGGCTGGCAGATTGTCTACAACGCCAAGCGCAATGCCGTCTGGATCAACGTGCCCGTGGCAACCGGCCAACAGCAGCAATATGTCATGAACACAATCACAAAGTCGTGGGCACAATTTACCGGCTGGCCCGCGACTTGCTGGGAAATATTTGACGACGATCCGTATTTCGGCGGCACCGGCATTGTCTACGTTGCGTGGGACGATACCTACGCGGACGATGGCGCAAACATCACTGCGGTGGCGCTTCAGGCGTTTAACTATTTTGGCACGAGGGGCGTTAAGAAGTACTTCACCCGCGCTCGGCCATCCATCTTCTCGAACGGTTCACCGGCCCTCTTTGTTGGCATGAATGTGGACTTTGACACCTCCAACACCACCGCACCCCTGACCTTTACGCCATCGGTTTCCGGGGCTTGGGGCACGGCCCTGTGGGACAGCGGGCTGTGGGGCGACAACAATACGATTCAAAATACATGGATCGGGATTACCGGCATTGGCTACTGCGGCGGCACACAACTTCAGAGCGCCAGCCAAGGCTTGCAAATCGAATGGGCATCCACAGACGTAGTGTATCAGGCGGGATGGGCTGGCGTATAGAAAATGGCCCGGAAATCGGGTATTGGGTGGCTGGAGAACTTGATGCTGGATATTTCGCAGAACGCTCTCAAGCTATCGGACTGTTAAAAGACGGGGAGATCATAGCGGGCATCATCTACGAAAACTGGAATAGGCGTTCGATGGTAGTTCATATCGTCATTAAAGACCGCATTACTCCAGCTTTCATCGGGGCGATATTCGATTACGCATACAACGTGTGCAACATTGAGAAAGCCATCGCCCCGGTCAGCAGTGCTAATGCCAAGAGCATTAGGATGGTTGAGAAGATGGGCTTTACTGAGGAGGCGCGTATAAGGGACGCCTCTCCTGACGGCGATATGATCTTGTATACATTGAAGAAAACCGACTGCCGTTTCTTAGGGAACCGATATGGGAAAAAGTACACCAAGAGCGCCGACGCCGCCTGACTATGTGGGCGCGGCTACGGCGCAGGGCGTTGCGAACCAAGCCTCTGCGGCTCAAGGATCGTCGCTGTCGAATCCCAATATCATCAGCCCTTATGGCAATCAGAACGTAACTTGGGCCAACACCGGCATTAACGGCGCTCCGCAAGGCACCGTCACCCAGACGCTCACGCCCGCCGCGCAAGCTACCCTTGAGTCGCAGCAGGAAGTGCAGCGTGGCCTTGCCGATGTGGCCCAGCAGGGCATCGGCAACGCGCAGGACATCCTCAACACGCCGTTCAGCGCCAATCTGCCTAATTTGCAAACGTCGCTTGGGCAACCGGGGCAACTAAACTACGGCCCGCAAGCGGGCCTGTACGGCGCTCAGAGTGGGCTTGACCTGTCTGGCGTTGCCCAGATGCCGGTCAACGCTGGAATGACTGGGCAACAAGCCATCATGTCGCGCCTCGCCCCGCAGATCGAACAATCAAGGGCGGCTAACGAGCAGCGTTTAGCTAACCAAGGCATCACGCCGGGGTCTGAGGCTTACAACAATTCGATGCGGACGCAGGGCGAACAACAAAACGACCTGTACACCCAAGCCGCGCTTCAGGGCATCGGCCTTGATACAGCGGCCAATCAGCAAGGCTTCAATCAGGCACTTGGCGCTGGCGGCTTCTACAACACCGCGCAAGGCCAGAACTTCGGCCAAGCCGCTACTGGCGCTGGCCTGTACAACCAAGCCCAGAACCAAGCGTACAATCAAGGCTTGGGCGGGGCGCAGTTCGGCAACACCGCGCTTCAGCAATCTCTGGCGCAACAGCTTGCCTTGCGGAATCAACCGATCAACGAGATCGCGGCGCTTATGGGCGGCTCGCAAATCCAGAACCCGCAGTTCCAGCAATACACCGGCCAGAACGTCGCGGCGGCTCCCGTGTTCCAAGGCGTCCAGCAACAAGGCCAAGCGGCTATGGATATTTATGGCATCAAGGCCAATCAAGCCGCATCGAACGCAGCGGGAATTGGTTCTGCTTTGGGCGCTGGCGCGCAAATTGCAGGAATGTTTTCTGACAAACGCCTGAAGTCGAACATCGTGCGCGTTGGCACTCACCCGCTTGGAATCGGCATCTACGAATACGACATCTTTGACCGGCGCGAGCGTGGCGTGATGGCGCAAGAACTCCAAACCGTGAAGCCCGAAGCCGTCATGGTTCACTCAAGCGGATTCTTGATGGTTGATTACGGAGCAATCGCATGAATTATCCAATGGGATTGCCGCTTTCGGCAGAAGAACAAGCTCGCCTTTCGGCAATGCAAAACGCTCAAAACATGGGCGCTGATGCGATGTCTCCAATTACCACTTCGTCTTATAAAGGTATTAGCGCGCAACCCAGCGGAGCGGCCATGCTTGCCAAGGCGCTTCAAGGCTACGGTGCGGGACGGGGCATTAAGGCGGCAAAGGCGGGTGGGCCGCAGGAGTTTGACAAGAATTCTGTTTTTGCCAAGCCCACCATTGGTGACTTTGCCCAGCACCCAATGCAATCTCTCAGCAATTTGTTTCGGTAGGCAAAATGGCAAACATCAGCCTTACGAATTATGATTCGCAAATTGCTGAACTTCAGCAGCGACAGAGAATGGCTCAGGCGCTTCAAGAGCAAGCCCTGCAACAGCCTGAAGTGCTTACTTACAAGGGTATAGCTGCTAGGCCATCGACATTGGGCATTTTGGCTAATGCCTTAAAGTCTTACGTTGGCGCTCGCGGAGAGCGTAAATCTATTGAGGAAACGGGCCTTCTAAACAAATTAGCTAGGGAGCAAGCCGCTGCTCGTGGCTCGTCCTATATGCCCACCGAAGAACCGGCTCCCACCGCAGTTGCGCCCCAAGCCCTAGCCGCAGCGTTGGGCGCTCCACCTGTTATGGACACTCAATCCGGTGCCTCGCGCGCGGCTGGAATCGCGTCTAACCCCCTCGCCGTTGCCGCCCCGCCTCCCGCAGCCCCGCCTCCCGGCATGGTGCCTAACACGCAATCTGGCGCGTCAATCGCAATGGGCATGGGGCCTAACCCCAACGCCGCGCCCATGCCCATGCCGCCAGCAGCGCCCTCTCCTGCTCCCGCTGGCGCGATGGCCCCCATTAACGTGCCGACTCCCCGACCGGCTGGACCGTCTGTGGCCCAGCTTCAAGCGGGCCTGAGTAAGGCAATCTCGGACGCTGATAGCGACCCCAATCCGTATGTGCGCCAAAACGCCGCTCGGATGATACCTGTTATCCAGCAAAGCATTTCCCGCGCACAGCAGCAGGCCGATACGGCTGATACCCGCTCCTACAACAAAAAAATCGTCACAGAGGAGCGCGCCTATCAAAGTGCCAACGCCGAAACGCTGCGGAAGGCCGATGTCACAAGGGCGACTGAACAGGCTGAGGCGCTTATAACGGGCGGTGAGTTTAGCGATGCTCAGGCAAACGCAATAAGGTCGGCGGCGGCGGCGGGAACTGAGGCCCTTAATGCTGTTCGTACGCTTGCTGCTAGTAAGGCATGGGTTGCCAAACACACCATTCTTCCGCAAACGGAAGCCAAGCTGCTCGGCTACCCAGACGGGTCGATAGTTTCGAAAAATGACGAAACTCAAGAGGTCGAATTAAAATATAATCCCAACCCAGACAGACTTGCTCAATATAACGCTCTAACTGCGCGCATTAACGCGACAAGGCCAACGGCAGCAAGCGCCGGTAGATTAATACCTCAAACCGCAGCGAAGGGTATTATCGAAAACCGCACAGCGTTAGACCGCGTTGAAAGGGCAAAAGGTCTTTTGGATGCGCGACCAGAGGGTGTTGGCCTAAAGAACTTTCGCGGAGACTTGCTAAATAGGCGTCTCGACCCGGCTGGCGTTGATTTGAGGTCGGCAATTGCCGATTTTGGCAGTATGATTATACATGATAGGTCCGGTGCGGCGGTAACTGTTTCAGAGTACCCAAGATTGAAGCCGTTTATACCAAAAGTTACTGATGACCCCGCTTCGATAGCTAGAAACCTTACGCATTTTCAGGCGGAACTTGAGTCTATTCTGGGCGAGTCTGAGGCTTTTTATAGCCCTGAAAACGGTTACAGGCCCATTACCGGCAGGGTCGGAACATCTGACGCAGCCCCGGGAGCAACCCGCACTGGTACATATAACCCAGCCACGGGGAGGGTAGAGTATGCCAACTAAGGTTCGCGCTCCCAACGGTGACGTTATTGATTTTCCTGACGGGATGTCCGACGCGGCCATTCAAGAAGCGATGCACCGTAATTTCCCGCCACAAAACGTCGCCCCCGATCCATCAACGCCAATGTCGGCAACCAATACCCGCGCCTATCTAGAGGGTGGCGGAAAACTCAAGCCGCGCAATTTTGGCGAGGATGTAACGGCGCTGGGCGCTGGTGCGGGTCAAGGTTTTGGCAACATGGCCCTGACCGGCCAGCGCCTTGTTGGTGGCGGGCTTAACCGTATCGGCCTAGGCGGCGCGGGCGAATGGCTTGTCAATGACGCCAACGCCGGGATAGCTAAGTTGGAGCGGGAAGCCGCGCCGTATAAGGCGGCGCATCCCAACATCGTCACGGCTGGCAATATTGTATCAACGCTTCCGGTCGGCGGCGTTGCTGGTCGCGTAATCGGAACGGGCGCGAGGGCTCTTGGGGCCGCGTCAAAAGCAGCCCCCCTTGTGGCCGCGCTAGAAAGCGGCGGCTTCCGCACTGGGCTTATCCCAAGCGCGGCGGCGCGAGCGGCTGGCGCTGCCGCCCCTACGGCGGGAACCAGAGTGGCGGATGTCCTTCTTCGCGGAACTGGCGGGGCCGTAGTCGGGGGCGCTGGATCAGCGGCAATGAACCCGGACGAAGCTGGAACCGGGGCGGCTATTGGTGCGGCTATCCCATTTGCCGGTCAGGCGCTTGGTGCGGTTGGGAGAAAGGTTATATCCCCGATAAAGAACAGCCTGTCGCCAGAAGGCAGGCGACTGGTTCAGTTGGCAGAGCAGAACGGAATTGACCTTACACCGGGGCAGCTTACCGGAAGCCGCCCGCTGGCCGCGACCGAATCAACCCTGACTCAAATGCCGTTTTCGTCAGGCCCGCAACGTGATGTGTTTCAAAATCAGCGCAATCAATTCAACCGGGCTGTCCTTTCAAAGGCTGGCGTCAACGCAGACACGGCCACGCCGGAGGTTTTGGACACGGCCTTCAACGACATCGGCAGCAGATTTGATGCGGTCATTCAACACACCGGCCCCTTGGCCCCGACGCCTCAATTCGGAATCGACATTGCACAAACTGCCGGGAAATACGGTCGCAGGCTTGATGCCAATGTCGCGCCGATCTTTAACAACATGGCCGACGAACTACAGGTTATGGCAAACCAGAATTACCCCATAACGCCTGATGCCTACCAAAACATAGCCAGCGATTTACGCAGAACTATTCGCCAAAACTCCTCAAATCCGGCCTTGCAAGATGCACTTCACGGGCTTCAGGAGGCGCTTGATAATTTGATGGAGGCTAATGTCCCCCAACAAGTTGCCGACGAATGGAAATCGGTCAGGGGGGATTATCGCAATCTCCTAACGATAGACAAGGCAATGTCGCAGGCCCCAAATATCGATCAAGTTTCCGGTGACATTCCTTTTGGCAGCTTTTCACGGTCGGTGGCGGCGGCGGATAAGTCAGGCTTCGCTCGCGGTCGCGGCGACCTGAATGACCTTGCCCGTGTTGGCACATTTTTATCAGACCGCATCCCCAATAGCGGGACAGCAGAGCGATCAAATATCATAAATATGCTGAAAAGCGGCGGCGGCTTGGCCGCTGGTATTGGAACCGGAGCCTTAACGGGGAACCCAATCGGGGCCGTTGCGGGTGCGGTGGGCGGTCTTGCGCTGCCCCCCGTCCTTCAGGCATTTATCAATTCAGCCCCCGGTAAGGCTTACCTGACAAACCAATTGGCGGGTAAAATCCCCCAAATGGGGAACGCTGAACTTGTGTCCGCGCTAACTGCGGCCCTTACCAGAAAAAATCAGGAACAGCCCCAATGAGCTACAACGGCAACGGCACATTCGTCATCAACAGCGCCGGTCAGCCCGTCTCGGCTGGACAGGTAATAAGCTCATCGGTGTTCAACGCCCTGACGGCTGACCTTGCCACGGGCCTGACCACGGCCCTGACCAAGGACGGCCAGACCACGCCGACCGCCAACATCCCGCTTGGCGGCTTCAAGCTGACCGGCCTTGGCGTCCCCACCGCATCGGGAGACGCCCTGTCCTACGGCGCGGTCGGCACGATCAGCACCCTGACCCTGACCAATGCGCTCGGCGTCGCTTATGGCGGAACCGGGCAGACCACGGCGGCGCTGGCGATCAACGCCCTGCTTCCGACGCAGACTTCCAACGCGGGAAAGGTTTTGACCACGGACGGATCGGTCTGCTCATGGTCCGCGACCGGCACACCCGGCACCGTCACCTCCGTTGCGGTTAGCGGCGGCTCGACCGGCCTGACGACCTCTGGGGGGCCGATCACGGCGTCAGGGACCATCACCCTTGCGGGCACTCTTGCCGTTGGCTACGGCGGCACCGGCCTGACCGCTGGCACATCTGGCGGCATCCCGTACTACAGCTCATCGTCGGCTATGACATCATCGGGGGCGCTCACGGCCAGCGCCCTCGTCTTAGGGGGCGGTGCGGGGGCTGCGCCGACGCCGATGGCCTCGCTTGGGACCACCACCACGGTTCTGCATGGCAATGCGGGCGGCGCTCCCACCTTCGGGGCGGTATCACTGACGACCGATGTGTCGGGAACGCTGCCTGCGGGCTCTGGCGGTACGGGCATCACATCGCTGGCGTCCGGCATCGCCACATGGCTTGGAACGTCGTCGAGCGCCAATCTGGCGACGGCCATGACCGACGAGACTGGCTCTGGCTCGCTGGTGTTCGCCACATCGCCCAGCCTGACTACCCCGCTTTTGGGAACGCCGACGAGCGGCGACTTGTCCAACTGTACAGGCTATCCGCTCACCGTCCCGCAGAACTCGCAGAGCGCCAACTATACGACCGTGCTGGGCGATGCGAACAAGCACATCTTCCACCCGTCAACCGACACCAACGCGCGGACCTTCACCATCGCCGCGAACGCCTCGGTGGCCTATGTGGTCGGCACTACGCTTTCATTCGTCAACATGACGGCCAATGTCGTGACCATCGCTATCAACTCCGACACGCTGTACCTAGCGGGGACCGGCACAACCGGCTCGCGCTCACTGGCGCGTTACGGTCTAGCCACGGCGATCAAGATGACCTCGACAACGTGGCTGATCTCAGGAACGGGCCTGACCTGATGAGCGGGGTTACCCAACTGCTTCTGGCTGCGGCGAAAACCTACCCGCCCCTTACGGCCTCTGTCGCGCCCGGTTCCCAAAGCTGGACGGGCTCGCTCGGCAACTACACCACCACGCAGGATATGGTCTGCACGGCAGGCGGCGGCGACGGAAATTACACCTACGCTTGGGCTGTGGTGTCGGGGACTGGCATCCCGGCATCGGCCACGGCGTCCCAGACGGCGGCGAATGATATTGTTAACACCACATCGACCTTCAACTGCACCGTCTCTGACGGGGCCGGTTCGACCCCTGTTGTCAGCAATACCGTGAGCGTTGACCCGTGATTAGGAAGCCGTAAGGACCGTCATGCCCGACATTCAGAATTACATCCAAATGGGCTTGATGGCGACGATGGCCGTGTCTGGCTGGTTTTTGCGGATGCTATGGACCGCAACGCAGGAATTGAAAACCGACCTAGCCAAGCTGCGGGCTGATATGCCGCACGAGTACGTCCTGAAGGACGATTACAAGGACGAGCTGAAGCACATCCACGAGATGCTCGAAAAGATATACGACAAGTTGGAAAAGAAGGCCGACAAATGATTGAAGAATTGGTCACTCGCGTCTTCGCCTTGCGAAACGCCACCCACCTTGCCCACTGGTCGAGCAAGTCCTTCAGCGAACATAAGGCGCTCGGCAAGTTCTATGATGGCCTGATCGACAAGATCGACGGTATCGTGGAAGCCTACCAAGGCTGGAACGGCCTGATCGGAGAAGTGCGCCCGTCCGTGTTTCCGAAGGGCGACATCACGGCCAAGATTCGCGAGGAAATGGCTTGGATCAACACCCACCGCAGCAAGATAGCAAAGGGTAACACGATGATCGAAAACCTCATCGACGACCTGACGCAGCTTTACTCCACCACACATTATATGCTGGTTAATCTCAAGTGACCTACAGCTTCGGGATCAAGTCGGTTAACAAAATGACGGGAGTGCATCCGTCCCTAAAGAAGGTGCTGTACCGCGCCATCGAGATAACGGATGTGGACTTCAGCATCATCGAGGGCGTACGGACGCTGGAGCGCCAGAAACAGCTAGTGGCGTCCGGCGCGTCCAAGACCCTCAACTCCCGACACTTGGACGGCCACGCGGTAGACATCGCGCCGTACGTCGAAGGCGAGATCCGCTGGGACTGGCCTCTCTATCACCGGCTTGCCAAGGTTATGAAAACTGCGGCCAAGGAAATTGGCGTCCCGATTGAATGGGGCGGGGACTGGATTCGTTTCAAAGACGGCCCCCACTGGCAATTGCCTTGGGGCAAATATCCATAAGGAGAACTGCTATGGGATTTCTCAAAGGCAAGAAGACCTACGTCACTGCCGCCCTCGCCGTGATCGGCGCTGGAGCAGCCTACGCGGTCGGCGATGCTACCGCCGTGCAGGCTGCCCAGATGGCCGTCACCGCCCTGCTGGCGGCTACCCTGCGGAATGGGATGCGCTAACCACCGCTTCCGGGTCCGCGAACCCAAATAGCGGCAGGAAGAAGAACGGCTGGCCGCGTTCGCGCATCAGGGCCGCGCCTTGGATTTCATTGGCAGCCCCTGCGGCACCCCATGCGGCATCCCCTGCGGCATCCCCTGCGGCATCCCATGCGGCATCCCATGCGGCAGCCCGTGCGGCAATCCCTGCGGCATCCCATGCGGCAGCCCGTGCGGCATCCCATGCGGCAGCCCGTGCGGCAGCCCGTGCGGCAGCCCGTGCGGCAGCCCGTGCGGCATCGCTGCCCGCCATTGCTCTGGCGTCATCGCCTTGAGGTGTTGGAGGAACGCCTCGACGATGGGGGTTTCTGGCCCGTATTTCACGGCACAGGCCCACCGACCGAATAGGTAGCGCCGACCGGGGCTTGGGTGACGACCTTGGTTCCCACGGCCACCGGAGCGCCCTGTACATCCTCGCTGACCGGGCCGTAGCAGTTAGCCAGCATCGGGCCAAACAAACGCGCCCGCTTGGTCTTGGTGCAAGCAAACGAGAACATATTGCTGATGCTGGTGGTAGGGGTGCCCCCGGTCACGAAGGTGCGCGGGACGGCTGGCGTGTTGCGCTTCCACGTTGGGGCCTGAGCGAACTTCTCGCGGACCTGATACAGCGACCAGACTTGGTTTGGACCCGGTTGGGTGCAGGAGCCTTTCATGTTGCCGCCGGTAACATCCGCAATCGACGGCCCGTGCAGGACAGGGCAGACGGCCACTGCCTCTGGGTACATGACGACCGTGCCGTTGGCGGCGTTAACCGCGATTTGCTGACCCGTAAGCGTGGCCCCAGAGGCGGCGCACAAAGCGAACGGCTGGTGGCAGAACACGAACGTGTTGTCGGCGCGAGCCGGGGCGACCGGCAGCAGCAGGGCCGCTAGAGCGATATAGAGTTTCATTTCGTCACCTTTTTCTTTGAGCGGATTTCAGTCAGTCGGTCCATCAGCCGGGTCCATTGGGCTTCTCCCATCACAAAATCCTCCAAATCCGATAGCCACCCTCAACCTTTCGCATGGTGAACTTTAGGGGTCGAAGGGTCGAAAAATTAAAGCTACCCAGTCTTTCGACAAAAAAGCTGTCGCCAATTTCCATGTCCCTAAGCACGGAGCGGTTTGATTTTGGAATGGGCATTCCCTTTTCAATTTCCATCATCCCGCCACCTTCGGGGCCAGCCTACCGGGGGTAAGGGTCATGACTTCACCCGCTTCTTGCTGCCGCCGACCTTGCCATCACCGTCGCCGTCCATCTTTGCGATCTGGGCGCGGGCCTCGTCGAGCAGCGATTGCAGATACTGGGCCGTAGCATGAAGGCCCGACAGTTCGTCTCGCAGCTTGCTGATGGTCAGCCAAGGCAGGAGTGCGTCACGGATGTTCATTTGCTTACCCTACCATAAATCTCATCATTCCACCTTTCAACGAGGGCCATCGAGTGCGGTGACGCCTCCTTGAAACCGGGGCGCAGGGGCCGCAGCCCCTTCAGCGCCCGCAGACGCATAGCGATGGCCTGATCCAGATAGGCTTGCGTCACGAAGCCGCTGCCAGACGCAAGCAACTTTTTGTCGTCGTCGTAAATCGAATAGCCATGCACGGCTGACCCGCGCGGCGGCTTGTAGGTATCAATCTTAACTTCCATCACACAGTTCCTCTCGCATCATTGGAATGAAGTCCTTCAGGCGCAGCACAACCCGCCACTCCTGACCGTTCTGCCTAAACACTACCAGCGGCACTTGGCTTGCGGGCGTACAGGCTTCGATCTGCCTGACCCACTGCATCACGGCCAACGTCTCGCGGCGCTTGACCTCAATGCGGAACTTGCCAACCTCAATGTCATCCTCGCCGTTGCGCGCCTGACCCAGCTTGCGCTTGACGACCGTTCCCAACTCGTCTGTCAGGAGGGCGGCAAGCTCGTTTTCGCCGCGAGCGCCTTTGTTGCGGGACATCCTGCCGGTCATCACATTCTCCTAAAAAGGGATTTCGTCATCAAAAGGCACCGGCCCAGTGTACGGCTCTTTAGGGGCCTTGCTGACGGGCGCTTTAACGTAGCGGCTCCTCGCCATCATCTTGACCGGCGAAGGGGCTTCAGCAGGCTCTGGCGGGGCTACAAGCAGGGGCGTATGCGAACTGCATCCAGCGCGCTGCTCATCGCCAGTCAGTGAGCGGCCATGATGCGAGCAACGCCACAGGCCACCGGCATAGGGCATGGCTGACACGCAAGTGCGGCAATTGGTTTCTGGCGCAGCTCCGTGGTGGCAGAACTTGTACATATCGCACATCTTGCACTGCCAGTAGGTCGGGTCTTCGCTCAATTTAATCGGAGGCGTTTTGGCGGCAATCAGCCGATCTTTGCGCTCGACAATCTTGGCGTACTCCTTGGGATCGAAGTGAACCCATTCGGTGTGCAGCTCGTCGGTGTTTTTGTTGACTGCAAAATACAAGGCGCGGTCGATCTTGAGCAGGCCCATATAGCTTTGCATCTGGGCGTAATGCTGTGGCTTGGCTTCGTAAACGCCAGTCTTGATAAGCTCTCCAAAAGCCTTGTCGCTCATCGTTTTGACTTCCAGCACCGCCCACGACTTAGGCGCTTCAGGAAAGCCTTGGCCTATGCCATCGACGGAACCGCCGAAGTGGCCTGACTCGTCGCGGCACTCAATCTGCTTGCCGTCATCGTCGGTATGTAGGTCCACGCCTATGGCGCGCAGTTCCTCATAGACACGGGACTCCTCACGCTTGCCGGTGCCAAACAGGCGCTTGATGCGACCGGCAAAGTGCGGCTGCACCGCCCAGTGGAAGTTCAGCCAGACATAGCGGTCACAGTGGTGCCCGATCAAACTCGCGCCCAT